CTACTGGTTTGGACGAAGGATCAGTAATAATGAAAGAAAGAGATGCAAATAAACATTGAACAAACAATACTTCGCAATCTTCTCACTGATGAGAAGTATATGCGAAAAGTTCTACCATTCATAAAACCAGATTATTTTCAAGGTGTCTATCGGACTCTCTTCAAAGAGGCAGGAAAGTATGTTGGAAAATATAATAAACTCCCCACATCTGAAACACTCATCATAGAATTACAAGAATCAAGTAATATCTCAAATGAGCAGTTTCAAATGTCCACTGATATTATTCCTCAACTTTTTACGACCGAAGAGATTGACAATGACTGGTTATTAGACTCAACTGAAAAGTGGTGCCAGGATAGGGCGATACACAATGCCATCATGGAGTCAATTAGTATTATTGATGGTAAGCATGATAAACTAACAAAAGGTGCTTTGCCTGATCTATTATCAAAAGCACTTGGAGTTGCCTTTGATACTAATGTAGGACATGACTATGTTGAAAACGCAGAAGAAAGATACGAATTTTACCACACAGAAGAAGATAGAATTAGTTTCGATCTTGAATTTTTTAATAAGATTACAAAAGGTGGAGTCCCGAATAAAACTCTTAACATTGCTCTTGCTGGTACAGGTGTTGGTAAATCTTTATTTATGTGTCATGTTGCTGCGAGTGCACTCGTAGATGGCAAAAATGTTTTATATATAACCATGGAGATGGCAGAGGAAAGGATTGCTGAACGTATAGATGCAAACTTACTTAACATCCCTATTGATCAACTCGATAAAATGTCAAAAGATATGTTCACTAAAAAAGTTCAAGACTTATCTCGTAAGACGACTGGTAAATTAATTGTAAAAGAATATCCAACTGGATCTGCTCACTCTGGACATTTTCGTGGATTACTCAACGAACTAAAACTCAAAAGAAGATTTGAACCAGATATTATTTTTATTGATTATTTAAATATTTGTTCGTCATCACGAATGAAGTCCATGGGAGGAGCAATCAATTCATACACTTACATTAAAGCAATTGCTGAAGAGTTACGTGGTCTTGCGGTCGAGTTTGAATTACCGATCTTCTCTGCAACGCAAACGACTCGTTCTGGTTATAGTAACTCGGATGTTGGGCTTGAAGATACGTCCGAGTCTTTTGGACTACCCGCTACAGCAGATTTGATGTTTGCCTTGATCTCAACTGAAGAACTCGAAAGAGAAGGGCAAATGATGGTCAAACAATTGAAGAATAGATATAATGATCCCACTCAAAATAAAAGATTTGTGATTGGAGTAGATCGATCAAAAATGAGATTATTTGATGTAGACGAAAATGATCAAACACTTACAGATGATACACCAGTCTTCGATAAAACTGAAACTGGTAAACGATTTGAGGATTTTAAATTATGAACGTAAAGTTAATCAGTTATTCAAAACCACCAAGAATGTTACAAATTATAGAGGAGTTACATCCACATGGAGATAACCTCGAAGAACTCATTGCGTATTGCGCCCGTGTATCCAACCCATCGAATCAAAACAACTCAGCAACATCTTCAAAACTTTTGCGGTATCTCGCCAGGGAAAAACATTGGTCTCCGTTTGAAATGGTTTCTGCTTGCCTCGAGATAGAAACAACAAGAGATATAGCAAGACAAATACTAAGGCATAGGTCGTTCTCATTTCAAGAGTTCAGTCAACGATATGCTGATCCTACAAAAGATCTTGATATTTCTCATCTAAGAGAAGGTCGATTGCAGGATACAAAGAATAGACAAAATAGTATTGAAAGTAATGATACTGATCTACAACTCGAATGGTTGAAGAAACAATCAGAAGTTATTTCTGCTGCAAAAAATAGTTATCAATGGGCGATAGATAATGGTATTGCCAAAGAACAAGCAAGAGCAGTTTTACCAGAAGGTACAACTGGTTCTCGCATTTATATGAATGGAACATTGAGATCATGGATGCATTATGTTGAACTAAGATCTAGTAATGGAACACAAAAAGAACACCAAGAGATCGCAATCGAATGTGGCAAGGTGTTATCAAAAATCTTCCCGTTAATGGAAGAAATATTAACACAAAACCAAGAAAGGGATAATGATGATTAAATCATCTATCAAAGGGTTGACAACCTTAATACTGTCATTCTTTTTAATTGCTGCAGCAAATGCGGATCCGATAAAAGTTGGATTTGTTTATGTTGGTCCAGTTGGAGATCATGGATGGACATATAGGCATGATATTGGTAGACAACAAGTAGAGGAAGCGTTTGGCGATCAAGTCGAAACTTCTTATATCGAGTCTGTACAATATGGTCCACAAGCAGAACAGGTATTCAGAGAAATGGCAGAAACACATGATATCGTGTTTGGTACATCATTTGGATATATGGAACCAATGTTAAAAGTTGCTAAAGACTTTCCTAACGTAAAGTTCGAACACGCAACAGGATATAAACAGAGTGATAATCTAGCATCGTATGGTCTTCGTCTTTATCAAGCAAGACACGTACAGGGTATTATTGCTGGTATGATGACAGAGACAAATAAGATTTGTTATGTTGGTGCCTTCCCTATCCCTGAAGTCATTCGTGAAATCAATACATATTATCTTGGTGCAAAGAAGATGAATCCTGATGTCGAACTCATGGTTACTTGGGTCAATACTTGGTACGATCCTGGTAAAGAAGCACAAGCAGCAAATGTGATGATGGCACAAGGATGTGATATGGTTGCACAGCATACTGACTCTCCTGCTCCTTTGCAAGAAGCACAGAAACAAGGTAAGTTAGGATTCGGTCAAGCATCGGATCAGTTTAACTTTGCACCTGAAGCACAACTGACAGCAACGATCGATAACTGGGGTCCATATTATATTGAAAAGGTCAAAGCAGTCATTGATGGCAACTGGGAGTCAGGTGATTACTTTGGACATATGAATGAAGGTGCAGTTCAGATGGCACCATTCACTAATATGCCAGCAGATGTTGAAGAGGTTGCTCAAAGTATGAAAGATGCAATCTCAGCAGGTGAATACTTTGCGTTCACTGGACCACTCTATGACAATGAGGGCAATCTACAACTCGCCGATGGTGAAGTTGCAAGTGACGCACACCTCAATCAAATGATGTATTATGTCGAAGGAATCACCGCAAAGGTTCCTAACTAAAATGATACCAGTAATTGATTTAAAAGCGCAAGATGCTCTAGATCGTATTGACGAAGCCTACACAAGTGTGGGCTTCGCAGTATTTACAAATTCTCTTGATTATGAAGATCAAGTAACAATGAATGCATTGTTTGAACAAGCTCAGTCATTTTTCAATTTGGGAATGTCCAAGAAAAAAGAACTTACATATCAATCCAAAAATAATCTTGGTTATAGTTTGATAGGAGCAGAGCATGTTGATCCTAATGCTCCATCTGATATAAAAGAATCCTATAATTATAACAATACAAGAATGCCAGAAGAACTTTGGCCAAAAAATAAATATTTCAAAGATTATGCTCTCAGATCTATAAAAATAGCAGACGAGTTATCTTTACGAATATTATCACATTTTGATAAAATATTAGATAGTGGTACTACTCTTGTTGATGCACATCAAAATCCTTATAATACTACACGAATTATTCATTATCCAGCATACACAGGTGAACTAGAACCAAAACAAATGAGGATTGGAGAACATTCTGATTATGGAACAATCACTTTATTATGGCAGATTAATGATGTTCCTGGATTAGAAGTACAAGATCTAAAAGAAGATTGGCACTCAGTTCCATATGTAAAAGACGGAGTGGTGGTTAACATTGGTGACTTATTACAAAGATGGACAAACGATTATTTTGTAAGTACCAAACATCGTGTTGTGAATTCACATATTCATCAAGAAAGATATAGTATGCCACATTTTGTAGATCCAACTCCTGGAACTATGATAACTAATTTACGAAATGAACCTGACAAATATGATCCAATTGAATCAAAAGAATACTTAATGTGGAGACTGGCACAGAGTCATTAATGGCATATAATAAAAAATTCGAATTAAATCCTGATGATATAGACTTAATTGAAAAGGCATTAAGAATATCTATGTCTTATGGGGAAAAAGAAAAATGCGTAATATTACTTGCTAAACTACATAATCAAAAAAGATGGTATAGGCCAAAAGATGGCATATATGTCAGTGGGTAATTGGACACTAAGGTCGGATTCGAACCGACGTACACGGAGTTGCAATCCGTTGCATAGCCACTCTGCCACTTAGTGATTGGCTGCTGGGGCAGGGATCGAACCTGCAAGACTATTGTCACACGATGAACAGTCGTGCGTGTTTACCTATTTCACCACCCAGCAATAAATCTTACTGAGTATCTAAAGCAGCAATCATCCTTGTCATACCGATACCACCACCAACACGTGGGAAGAAATCAAACTTGAGGAATTCTTCTAATTCGTTTACGACTCTTTCTTTTCCAAACAAGTCAAATAATAGATTCGCATAAGCACCTTCTGTAATTGTA